CATATCCCACGACTTCATTCCGGGGATCGAAGCCGACCATGATCCGCTGTCCTTGCTGGTCACGTCGAAGGCGTCGACCGAGAAGTTGAGCGAACAGTTGGTGGCCAGGGCCAGCGGGATCAATGCCTTGGAAGATGTGCCAAACAAGGCGCCTTCTTCGACGAAGATCATTAAGTTTTCTCCTTTGATCGTGTTCATATTATTTGAATTGTATTGATTTCGAATTGAATGATTTGGTAGAAGATGCCGTCAAGGAAATCTTCGCTGATGTCGGTCACCTGGATCGACTTGAACGTCACCGCCGATCCCTCCGGCGTGGTGTAGGCCAGCGCAAGCATGCCGTCAACGATATCCTTGGCAAGCTCAACCGTCTTATTGAAGGTGTCGGAATAGGCGCCGATGGTGTAGTAGTGCTTGATGGAGCCGTCGAAGAAGTTCTTGGTGTAGCCGAAGTCGGCACCGGTCCGCTGATAGACGATGTAAGGCGTCGGTGGTGTGGCGCTTTCGCTCAGCGCGACGACGGGATAGATCTTGCCGGCCAATTCCCTCTGCTTGATCGCATCGAAGACCTGTGTTGAAATGTCGACTATCATCTTGCACCTCCTTTCTGTGCCGATTTCACCCATTGCCTGAGCACCGCATTCTGCATCTGGTCTTCCATTTCGCTGAAGACCTGTTGCTTCGTGCTGGCCACGGCGTCACGGAAAAACCACAGCGGCTTGATTCTGTTTCTCCAGCCAGCATTCGATGCTCGTAACTCTTCCACGGATCTGCCACGAAAAGCACGTGTGCGCACTTTTGCGAATCGCTCGTCTGTTCCTTTCTCGAAAAATCGAAGTAAGAAACCACGATCTGTCCTGGCGCTTCCCATGATATGCACCTGGCCGTAGAGGTCGCCTGTCGTCGCCTTCTGCACGTTGGCCACCAAGCCCAGCGCCGGCTTACCGCCGCCCTTGGTGCTTGCCGACTTGGGCCAGCGGGCGCGAAGGTTGCGGCGCGTGGCCCTTGCCGTGATGCCGACGCTACGGCGCAACGCATCCCTTTCAGCCCGGTTCATCGTCTTCTTGTCCATGTTGGACACGAAGTCGTAGAAGCGGCTGGCGTCAAAGTCGATGGTGGATGCGTTATTCATAGCGTTCGACGTAGAGGGTTTGGATGTCGAGGTTGTGGTTGGTGTCGATCATGGTGATCACGTAGTTGTCGCCATTGTATACGATCATGTCGCTTTTGGAGACCGGCACGGAGGCTCGAAGCTCGAAGCGGATGTTGGGGTTGTACAACACACGTTCAACGTCGTTCTCGTTCCTGTCGTAGCTCGCATGAAGCACGCGGCACCAGTATTCGCCCTTGAGGGTCTCGGTGGTGGTGACAGCACCGTTTGTTCCCCTCACCTGGGTGACGGTGTACAGCTTCAGGCGTTCGTTCAACAGTCCGGATCTCATTCTTCGACCTCCTCCTGGTTTACGACTTCCTCGTCAACGATTTCGAGGATATCGGTCACCTCGAGCGTTGGCAGGCACAGCACATTGTAGACCTTATAAGGCTGCAAGAGGTAATCGAAAGAGCGTGGCACTTCATGCGGAGTGACGAAGGCCACGCTCTCCCGGTTGTTGTACAAGTCACCGCACAGCAGCTTGATGGCATGAATCAGCGGAGTGGGCAGGGCATTGTTGTCGTCGACGAAATTCGCCAACGGCTTTCCCAGTTCATTGCCGATGGCTATCTCGGCCACTTCAATCAAAGTGGTCAGGTAGGCATCATCGGCGGTCACTTCCACCTTCAGGTGCTGTTTCAGGTCTGCAAGCGATACGTATGCCATGACTTATCCCTCCATCTTTAGGCGGCGGTGAGCTTACGCACGGCGTAGGCGGTGCCGTTTGCGGCATCCCAACCCCAGTCGCAGTAGTAGTTCAACGTCAGGACGATCTCACCGTAGGCAGCGCGGGTGTACGGGTCGACAGTGATGTCGAGCAGATCACCCCAGGTGCCGACGTGCAGGCGCGTGAAGTCGGCGCAAGCGATGGCACCCGTGGCACCGCTGGCGGCGGCGATCAGGCTGTTGGTGATGAAGGTCTGTTCGTCGTCGACGCGGCCATCAGCCATGATGGCATACGGGCTGTAAGCCACGCGGGTCTTTTGTTTCAAGACTCTTGCAGCACCCGGATCGACGATGAAGGTAGGACGGTAGTTGCAGCCGTACAGCGAAGCGGCAAGGCCGAGCACGGTGTCGTAGGTCAGGCTGGCCTCAGCGACGCCGGTGGCGTTGTACATGATGCCGTTGTGCGGACTGGTGCCATAGCCGAGGACGGCCTTCTCGAAGGCTTGGGCGACGGCCAGGGCGATGTCCTGACGCAGACGGGCCTCAAGGTCTTCGCTGGTCTGGTTGAGCAACATCTTGGAGATGTTGATGGTGCCGGTCAAGCGCTTGGGCGACAGCTCCACCTTGTTCATGGTGGGCGTCACAACGTCGGCCTGGGCGTTCTCAGCCTTGAAGCCGAAAGCGATTTGGCTCATGACCGGAATCTTGGCGTTGCCACGAAGTCCGTTGTAGAACTTGGCGCCAGCTCTTTCGAGCACGGTAAAGTTGTACAGGGCGCTGATGATGGGAAGCACATCGGTGGCCACCATTTCGAGACCGCCGTTGTAGGTGCTGGCGGTGTAGTTGTTGCCAGCGGTGAGGATGCCGTCAAGGGTGCGTCTTTCGGGAGCCATGGCCTTCATTTGAATCTGGCCGGTGAACTCAAGACCGCTTTCCTTGGCAATGCCGCGAACTTCGTCGGCATAGTCGCCCTCGAAGTGGCCACCATTGACGACGCTGCGGATCGCCTGCAAGAGGCTGAAGTTGGATTTCTTCTCGTTTTCCATAGGTTTGAAGTTTTGGTTTGAATTGATTTGTTTGAGTTGTTCGTCGAGGCGGCCACGCTCTTCGAGCAAGGCCGATTTTTCGCTATTCTCCTCCTCGGTCAGTTGGCGCTTCTCGGTTTCTGCGGAAGTCACCATCTCGTTGAGGCGGGTGTTGATCGCATTGATGCGGTCGATGATGTCAGGTTTCAGCATGGTTGTTCGTATTTGATTTCGTCTTTAAGGTCAGCGATGTACTTGCCGAAGGCGATGCGCTCCTCTTCGTCTTTGGCGGCTGCGGCACGTTCCTCTTCGGCACGTTCCTCGGCCTTCAGGGCATCCAACCCGCGCAGGTCGCAGGTGGTTTGTGAGTAGGCCGGCGAATACACCGGGCTCACGTCGTAGAGTTCATCAATCTTCATGATGGTGCGCTGGTATTCGTCGCCAACGCGCTCCCATGCGTCCTCGAGCACGGTGAAGGCGAATGAGGAGCCGCCGATCTCGCCACGCTGGAGGCAGCTCAGCACCTCGTTGCCAAGGTCGGTTTCCGGTGCTTCGAAGGCATAGTGCAGGCCGTCCTCGCGCACATCGAGCTGGAGCGACACCTGATCGCCACGTTTCGAGCGGCCAAGGATGCCACGGCTGCGGTCATGATCCAGGAGGGCGAAGATGTCAGAGCGTGCGATCACGCCATCGAGGGCGCCGGGTGCGATCTTCTCGCGGAAGCCGCCCAGGTCCTCGCTCCACTGGTCGAAAACCACGGCCACGCCTTCCACACGGCGGCTGTCGCCTTCGGCACGTTTCACCATGCCGGAGAAGTTTCGAATTTCTTTAGTTTTCGTTTCCATTTTGAGTATTATTTTGCACGCCTGTCAGCGTGGTCATGTTCAGTTGGATGTAGTTCTCGTCACCGCCTTCCACCGGTTCCAGATCGAGCTTGCGGCGCACCTCGTTGACGGTCATCACGCCGTTGTTGATCATGTCGCGGTAGTATTGCGCCATCTCGGTCTTTGTGCAGCGCAGCAGATCTTCGGTGTCGTAGGCGAAGTGCATCTTCAGCATTTGCTTCTCGCGCCTGAGCAACAGCTTTCGGTTGAGCTCTTGTTCGATGTTTGTCAGACGAGGTTGGAGACAGTTGGTCAAGAAGTCAAGGCTGGTGGCCTCGAAGGTGGCGTAGCTTGAGCGGGTGAGGTCGCCAAGCAAGGTCGGGCTGATGCCATAAAACCTTGCAATTTCGCTGACGTTAAAGCCTCTTGACTCAAGCAGCTGGCTGTCAGCAGCGCTGGCATGGATGGGCGTGTAGGTCATGTCGGCACCAACAACGGCAACGCCGCCAACGTCAGGAGCCATAATTTCCTTCCATTGCTGACGGACTTCGAGCTTCTGTTTTTCGTTGAGAATGGCCTTGCTCGACAGCACGCCCGAAACGGCCCCACCACGCACAAAGAAGTTGTCGGCCGATTGCTCACTCGCCCAGGCGATGCCCATCGAGCGACGCGCGGCATCGAGCACCGAGATGCCGACCAGGCCGTCGGTGGTGAGGTTCATGAAGTGCAGCATGTCGCTGTCATCCACGTCGCCGTAGTCCTTAATGCGGAAGCGTTTGCGGTTTTCTTTCTTGTTGTGCAATATGGTAACCTCTTCGGGCTTGATGTAGCGCAGTTCTTCCACGGTCTCGCCATTGCGCATGATCAAAAGGAAGGCATTGCCCTTTTGCAGCATGTCCACCACCACGAGCTTGAACAGCCCGAAGCGGGTGCTGACGTTGTTCGGCTCGAAGTTGATCAAATATGACAGATCGTTTTCCACACGTTGTCCGTCCTGGTACAACGTGACTGGGAGCATGGCCACGGCACCGCTGATGAGATCCACGGCACGATAAACCGC